CCACCACAGCGAGCGAGCACTTACAGTCTTTAAACATTCCTTAGACTTTGGATCTATCAATCTCCAGGTAGCATCAGTTCGAACAGCTTCTAAGAACTGGTTAGTTATGTTGACTCCATTGTGGATATTAAGACTCTTCCGGTTAATGTCACCACCAGTTGGCTTACGCATGGCAATGAACTCCTCGATCTCAGGATGATTGATGTCCATGTAAGCCGCATAGCTTCCCCGTCTAGTGGTGCCTTGGTTGAAGGCAAGCATCTCACTGTCTACCATATGCATGAAGGGTATGGAGCCAGTGGAACGGCTTCCGCTGCTGGTTGATACACCATTACTGCGTACCTCACCCCAATAACCACCGATACCTCCACCAGCACTGGCAAGCCAGCCATTCTCCTCATAGTGGGCGAATAGTCCCTCTCTTGAATCCGGTACATAGTTAAGGAAGCAGCTTATGGGTAAGCCCCTAGTCGTACCGCCATTAGAAAGTATAGGAGTACTGAACATGAACCAATGCTTACTTGCATAGTCATATAGACGCTGCGCCAAATCAAAATCTGTAACACCTTTATAAGTTGCAGAGAAGACAGAGGCCCTAGCAAAGGCTTCTTGGGCATGTGTTTCATTCTCCCAAAAGTATCTATCCTTCAGAGTCAATAGGCTGAAATCATCTAGTTCTTTATCTAGATCATAGTCAATCTTTATTCCTAGATATTCCATCGTCCCAGTTTTTGACGTGGCTTCTAATGTCATCTAAGGTATCCTCATATTTAAGTTCTTCTTTTTTTAATTTTTTAAATCTTTTACTTTTTGAATTAGTCTTAGATTTCTTACGCTTAATATATTTTAAGAGCCTATCACTCTTTCTGTCCCAAGACATCATGGTCCTCCATAAACTTGACAAGACGATTCTCATACCAGTCAGCCTTTTTAAGATCTTCAAAGCCATTCTTGTATCGGAACCTCCAGCGGTATTTCATAGAGTTACCACGGAGATAGCCTATGTACTCTTCTTGAGATAGCATAGCCTCAATAGCATCTATGCACTCAGTCTGCCCCTGATTATAGTGTGCGGGACTGTGCACATTATTATACTGCTCATTATAATCCTTTGGTTTGTACACCGTTCCTCGTTCTCCTTTAAAGCGTTTACGAATCTCTCTGTACTGATCGGCATTAGTCTGCCTTTGTTTAGCCTCCCATTTCCGAGCTACCTCATCCCACTCCTCGGGAGTTGTGTCATTTAATCTTCGCGTCATTTGTCTATCCACTCATCAGGTAAGTTATATTCAGAGAACCATCTGAACCCGTTGGCCTCTGCCCACTCCGCATGAGAACGTTTGGTTCCGTCCTTTCTCTTCTTTGCTCCAGGCATAGGAGCCTGTGGATTGGCAAAGATAAAGACCAACTCAGTACTAGGCATTAGCATCTTCTTTACCCATATGTATTTACTGAATTCAGCATAGTCCCAAAAGCGTCCCTTTGCTTCCAATAATATTTTAGTGTAGCCCACTCGCCTTACAAAATCAGGGTGATAAGTATGCTCAATGACGTAAGGAACTTTCTCTGAGTGGTGCTCCCACTCTTTAAGAAGGTCGCCATGCAAGCGCGCCTCCCATTTAGAATCATATCCACTTGGGACATCCTTCTCAATAGGCCTACGTTTTCTTGGTTGTCTCTTTTTAATGTATTGGACCCTGCCTTTTTGTTAGTTCCTCATCAATTGAGTCCCGTAATTCCATAAGAACAATAAAATCTATGTCCTCTACTGGGCCACCTGTCATTATATAATGAGTGAGGCCCACTAAAAGCTGGGTGAGTGGCCTTGGCTCACCTCCCGACTGCCAATCTTTATTAGGCATTCGAGTTCCTCCATTGTTATAGACTCAATACAAGTATCTGGTTTCTTTCGTATAAGTTCTTTTATCTTCTGCCTTATCCACTTAGGACAGTATGTACTTAAACGAACTGTACCTTGGAAAAATACGTGAACATCTTTAGGCATGAAGGAGTGTACGTTTTCCTTGGTAATCCTATCAGCATCCTCTTCTGGTACGATGGACCTCATCCACTCAACTAGAAGGACACTCACCTGTCTGCTAATCCTTTTGGTAACTCGACTATTCATTAACTACTAATTCTTGTACCTTTGGTGTAGACATGACACGGGTGAAATACTTCAGGCCAGCAGCATACTTAAATATTCTTAGGCCTCGACCATTGTTAGCATCAGCATAGCACTCTACCTTGTGTGGACAGTAGCCACATTCTCTCGGCAATCGTTGATTACCTTTAACACCTTCAGACACTGTATTATAACACCTTTCTGGTGGTGTGTCCAGGTCTGCTGCGACACGGATAGATTTTATTTTGTTCTTAACATTAACTTTTACAAATGGTCCCGGTTGATATAGAGCAAGCTCACCGCTCTCTTTATTGAGAGCTATGAAGCCGCCATCAGTGGTTCCCTCTGCCTCTTCATATCCAGATAGCTGTGCCATGTACCCAAACGGGTCACTGGTATGCAGCGATCCGTCCTTAAACTTCTTGAATGCAAAGTTCGAAGCTGTCTTAATATCAACAACCTCTCCATCTATTTTACAATCAATATGGCCTAGCACACCATCAACTTCAACCTCTTTCTGCTCATCCTTAACATCGTGACCAGAGAGTTTAACCAGTAAGAGCACCACCTCCTCAAGCATATGTCCATAAAGAAACTTTATAAATGTATGTGGGTCAGCCCTATTATAGAGTGGTCTATCCTTCTTGAGGTCATACCATAGGCGTCTTAGTGGTCTCCCAACGTTTGACATGCGTAAGCCTCTAGACTCTTCATGTGGTTTAGACCAGTGCCGAATGACATTCTTCATACGCTCTCCAAAATCTTCAATATCCTCTTCAGGTATATCAAGATCCTTCTGATCGCATAGACAGGAGAGTGTCTCGTAAATGTCTTCTACTACAGTCTCCAATTTTTTCATACTTTGTGCTCCACAAATTTCATTTTACGTGTGGTGGAATTGAAACGAAGGAACTGCACTCCTAATCTCTTTTGTTCGTCAGTGCGGCCCCCTAGTTTTCCACCGTGTAAAGATTTAACATCTACCAAAATTATTTTTCCCTCCGGTGTCATGGCTACCAGATCAACAGGGCCAGTACAACCACAGTTCTTGTAGACATTATAACCACTATCCCATAAGTAAGTTATGGCGTAGTGTTCTGCTATGTCTCCAATTCTATTTGGGTCTGTTGGTGGCTCCGATAACTTTAGTTCAGTTTGCTTAATGTGTTTCACTCCAGTTACTCCCTATTTTATATTCACCATCCTTATATGTTTTGTGCCGCATAATCTTTGATCTTCCTTCCTTGTCTCCGTTATAAAAGATATCACCGTTAGCAGCCAGCCTAGAAAAACTTCCTGCTATTATATGAATATGCCAGTTACTTAAATCCTCGTACTTCTCCTTTATCTTTCTTTGTATCGTTCCTGAAGGGCCAGCTTGTTTTATATCATCTAATATCATGTCATCTACATCTTGTCTCATTTTGTTAAAGTCAGGAGTTTCTCTAACAGGGAGTACAAATCTTTCAAGGAAATCTTTTATTCCTTTAGAGCTGTAGTGAAGTTTAGGTCTACCTATCCTTGAGTAGGGTGCCCATTTTCCTGTTGTGTAATAGTAAGCGTACTTTCTATTTTCATGGTGCACCCAAAGCATATATGCCCCTTCTTTTACTTCATACTCTATGTTTCTTTCTTCTAAATATTCTATTACATCTTCAAAGGTTTCGTTTGTATCATGTCTAAATTTTATTTCTCCTTTTGAGTTGGTTCTGCTATAAGACCACTTATATTTTTCAGTGTGTCTCACTCCAATTGTCTCCTATGGTGTACTCCCCATCTAATGGACAGATTAAATTAAACACAGTTGCAGTTTCTTTTATCGCCTCTACTGCAAGTTCTCCTACCCTTTCAGCATCCTTCTCAGCTACCTCGATCTGCCATTCATCATGTACATTCGCAACGTACTTAGCATCAAGACGATACCATTTGATAGACTCATCAAGGATTATGAGGGCTTGCTTCATCACTAACGCACCAGCACTTTGTAAGAGTGTATTCAGTGCGGAGTGTTCAGACCTCACAAATATCTTACGACCATCTA